AGTTCTCCCAGGTCAAGATTATAAGATTAATATTGTCGAATTTGATTATTTTGGAGGAAATAGCTAAATTTAAAATAAAAATATGCTAGAGAAGATACGATACAGGTTGGTCTTTAACCGCCAAAAGAAACTGAATAAGCAAGGCACGGCCCTTGTACAGGTTGAAGCTTATTTAAATCAAAGGAAAATCTACCTGAAGACCAATGTTTACCTCAAGCCTGAATGCTGGAGTCGTGAGGGGGCACAAGTCATTAACCATCCTCAGTCAAATGAGTTGAACGCAATGTTATATGAGCATATATTAGAGCTGCAAGCCATAGAACTAGGGTATTGGAAACGAGGGGTTGAAGTAACATTATCACTTTTGAAAGAGGCGGTCAGAAAAGGAATACGTCCTTCTGTGTCATTTCTCAAATTTGCAAAAACAGTTATAGAAACTTCAGATCGCAGACAAAGTACGAAGGATAATATGATGACTACAGTGACATTATTGAGAGAATTTCGTACTATAATCGACTTTTCAGATCTGACTTATACTTTCCTAAAAGATTTTGAAAATTTTCTTCGAATTAGAGGGTTGCAGGTAAATACTATCCATAAGCACATGCGCCAATTACGGACACTTGTCAATGAAGCAATCAATCAGGGATATATTACACAAGAAGCGTATCCATTTAAAAAATATAAGTTGAAAAAAGAAAAAAAAGAACATCATTTCCTGTTGCCGGATGAGCTGAAGAAGTTGGAACGGTTACAAGTTGATGAGAAGTATCCCAACCATAGGCATATATTAGATGCTTTTCTTTTTTGTTGTTATGTCGGTCTGCGATTTTCGGATTTTTGCCAACTTAATTACAAGAATCTGGTGAGCATTGACGGGCATGAATGGTTGTGCTTGAATAGTGTCAAGACCGGTATCAAGTTGAATATTCCGCTCTATCTTTTATTTTCCGGTAAGGCATTGAAAATCTTGCATAAGTACGACCGGATTGAAGAACTGGCGGCGTTAGGCTGTAATTCCGAAACCAACCGAACATTGACTAAGCTGGCCGGTTCCGCCGGCATTGAAAAGAAGTTCACCTTCCACACCGCCCGCCACACATGTGCCACCTTATTGGTGCATCAAGGTGTTCCGATTACGACAGTCCAGCGATTGCTGGGGCATACTTCAGTCAAAACCACACAGATTTATTCCGAGGTGATGGACGAAACCATGATTAAAGATCTGATGCGAGCTAATAAGAAGCACCATCGAGAACGGTATTCAGTGTAAAATAAAATCATGGCAGAAACGGTTCTCCTGGCTAAAAAATACAGATTCTGATAGATTTCATAGATATCCTATCTATTTTATATTTTATTTTTAGCCCTTGGGCATAACCGATCAATTTGTTATCATGATTGGTCGTTTTTTTTAGAGGAGTGTTGTCGCACTGATTTTTTTTGTCAAAGCTAAAGGATTTTTTTGCTGGAGGATAATAATTTTTACAAATGGATTATCCCCCACAGATAATCATATCCTTTTTTGTCTTTTTGCATTTCGAATAGTAGAGCGTTCTTTGTTTAAAAAAACAGGAGATATGAAAAAGGAGACTAAAGAAGATGTACAGATTTGTACGGCGGTGGGTATGTTGATCGCAGGTGTTAGTCTGTCTGTCGCTGGATTTATCGTGGAGCCGACCGGCCAGATACATGACTCGGTTTTGTGGTTCTTCGCCCAATGCCTGATTTATGCAGGTAGCATATTCGGGGTGGCGGTGTATGTGAACACCAAGTTTAACTACCTAGTTGACAAGATTAAAATTAAAGAAGAGGAAAAGAAAAATGGCTGACGTAAGAAAACTTGCACCGTTTATTCTGAAATGGGAAGGCGGTTTTGTAAATGACCCTGACGATTTGGGAGGGGCTACCAATATGGGAGTGACTATCAGAACCTATGAGGCATATTGCCGAAAGAAAGGATATTCCAAGCCTACAGTTGAAAGATTGAAAAATCTCACAAAAGAGGAATGGACGGAAATCTTGAAAACCATGTACTGGGACAGATGGAAGGCTGATGAGATAAAATCGCAATCAGTTGCTGATATATTGGTTGATTGGGTCTGGGCATCCGGTGCGCACGGAATTAAGATTCCTCAACGCTTGCTTGGTGTTACAGTGGATGGCATTGTAGGTCCCAAGACCATTGCCGCAGTTAATTCCCGTAATCCGCGTGAACTGTTTGACCAGATCAAGATTGCACGGTTTGATTTTATCGAGGATATATGCCGGAAACGCCCAGCAAACAACAAGTTCAAACGGGGGTGGATGAACCGCATAAATGATATCTCTTATGTTGGTTAGAATTATGAACTGGGTAAGCCAGCAATATATGCCGGCTCCTTTCATGTGTCTGTTCCTGCTGTTCGGATCATGTGGCAGCTCGCATAAATCTGTCAAGTCCGATACAGAAGTAATCAGGAAGGATAGTACCAGTGAATCAGTCAACATCATACATGGGTCTGCTACTTCTTTAAGAGAGCTGATAACCACTAATGGCAACTATGTAATTGATTTCTGTATCTATGATACCCGAAAACCGCCCGATAGCCTGACCGGGAAACCTCCGTTATTGGCAGACGGTCATGTGGAAGGTGATTTCAGCAAGAATAAAAGGAAGGAAACTGCAATCAAAGACAGTACGGAAGTGAAAGCTGACAAGGAAACCACTTCCACCAAACATGAAGAAACCAAGACTGAAGGGGTAAAGGATAAAAAAGAATCCACTTTGCTTAAACAAATCGGTTTTGCCTGTGTTTGTGTAACCGTTTTGATTGTCGTTATGCTGATAGTAAAGCATTGGCGCAATAGACAATATTCATCATAAGACTTTAAATTTATAAATTGGACTGCCCCAGCTCGTGATGAGTCGGGGCTATTTTTGTTATCTTTGCCGGAACTAACATTAACTTATGTATTATGGCTGAAAAAAAAAGAATCTTATTCCGAAGAGGAATTGAATGAAATGATCGTATGGTTCAACAACCATGCTGATGAACTTCCCAAAGAAATGCAGATTAACAAATCCGCTTTCACACCGGATTTGAAACTTACTGTTGAATCCTGTATCATGCAAGCCAAGCAATGTCTGGGCAACTATAAGATGGCCGGAGCTTTTAGATTACTTCAACAAATCAAAGCGAAGATTGAGGATAATAAATAAAATCTCATATTTTACTTTTTTTAGAATATCAAGCGGCCCAGCGACGGGTAACCGCTTGATATCTGCTTACTAAAAATCTCCTTGATAATTTTTTATAAGATCATTGGCTTCCTGTATATCATGAGGCGTGTAAATATCTGTCATCAATATACTGCTGTGACGAGCTTGGTCACGTACGCTTAACACATCATAATGTCGTAACATATTCGTTATACCTGTATCTTTTAAGGAATAAAACTTATATTGGGCGGAAAGCTTTAAATCTTTTCTGAGATGATGTGCCCACCAGTCCCGGAACATTTTTTCAGATCTTTTTGTTTTACCGGGACGAAACCCGTCAGAGAATAAATAATAATCACCGGGATTGTTGAAAATGTGCAGGTCCAACATGAGATGTATGACTTTTGATGGTAATGTAATAGTGCCATCTTTGCGATTTTTTGATATATTGTCTGATACGAATATTGTTTGCTTTTTCAAACTTATATCGTTTAATCTCAATCCTACCATTTCCGCCGGTCGGATAAAACAATAGTATAGAATATAGCTTGCCAGCAACATATAGGGGTTATGGTTCTTTAAGTAGTCGCTCACTTTTGCAAGTGTTTCCGGTGGCAGGATGTTGCGTAGCTTTTTTTTCCCTTTTCTTCCCAGACTACTGATCCCGGCTGTTGGATTCTGTGTTAAATAGTTATGGTTCAGACAGAAGGTGGAAAAAGACTTCAAAAAACCGAGATAGTTATCGCGCGTAAATGCAGTGTTATCCCTAGTTATATACACTTCGTCAAGCAGCATAACACAAAAATCCTTATCAAATTGGTAAATGTAGGTGATAGGGACCTTTTTCTCTTCATTGAAGATTTCCATATTACGAAGGTAGGAGCTATAAGATTTGATCGTTTCTTGTCGGTATCTCCCGTCCCTTTGCATTTTGGCGAGAAAAGTGCGGTATTTGTCTATTACATCTTTGAACAGTAGAAAGGCGTTGCCGCATTCTTGCTCAATCCAAGGATTCCATCCTGTTGCGAGTTTTTCTGATAGTCTGTTGATGCATCCTTTGGCGTATGCCCTTCTTTCCTTAACGGATTTGATGAAGTTCAGTTTGATCTTTTTCCGTTTCATCACTCCGTCAACAGGATTGAATGCGTAAAAGTCAATGTACCAATCTTTACCCGTATGTAATATAGGTGGTGTGTAACTCTTGATTTCTTGGATTTTGGACATTTTTTTTTATTTGTTTTTGCTAACAGCAGAAACAAATGGTTAATAATTCCCGTCCCGATTTCGTCCCGGCGGATTTGCTTAAAATGAGATAAGCCACTGACTTTCAGTGGCTTATCCTTTACAGTGTCGGAATGAGGCGACTCGAACGCCCGACCCCTACGTCCCGAACGTAGTGCGCTACCAACTGCGCTACATTCCGTTTCTGTTTTGCGAGTGCAAAGGTAAAGCATTTTTTTGAAATCAAAAAGAATTTCATAGAAAATTTGCAAAAAATTTGTAGAATCAAAAAATATGCCTACCTTTGCAACCGCAAACAAGAAACAATAGTTTCTGAGAGGTGTTCTATTACAAAGTGAAAAGCTCTACCGATAACCATTTTGGTGCCATAGCTCAGTTGGTAGAGCAAAGGACTGAAAATCCTTGTGTCCCCGGTTCGATTCCTGGTGGCACCACTCGAAAGAACTTTTCACTCTTGAAATCCTCTGAAATTCAGCAATTTCGGGGGATTTTTTTATTTCTGTCACCTACAAAAAAATGCAGATTTAAGAATTTAAAAATGTCCCATTCGGTGGTTTTTCACACCCCCTTTTAAAAAACCACCACTAGCTTTATACTTCACTTATTTTCAACTATTTACACAATCATCTTTCAGGCGCTAAAGAGTACTTTTGCAGACCTGCTTGAATGTGGTGAAAAAGAGATCGGACGAAAAGAAAAAAACGCCGTATCCCGGAAATATAAATTTCCAAAGGAAATTCCGTTTTTCCTATTCCGATGGTTTTCCCGGAAAAATTCGGTGGTTTTCATATCCTTCAAATAAAAAAACCACCGAAAAGACGTCCCTTCCACCCCTTTCCGGTTGACAAAGTAAAACATGTCCAACAACTAAAAGGAAACGAGTATGAAACAAGGAACAATGAACATCCTGTTCTTCATTCTGAAGACAAAACTTCTGAAAAACGGTGAGGCACCCATTCTTATGCGTATAACCATTGACGGGCATTACGAAGAGGCCAGAATACAGCGGAGCGTTCTGCCAAAACAATGGGATTCCGCCAAAGGATGCAGCAAGGGAAAGGACAGGACTGCCAAAGAACTGAACGCCTACATCGCAGAACTCAGTGCTCTGGCTTTACAGAAGCACAAGGAACTGATGCTCGAACTTGCACTGATCACGCCCAAACTTCTTCTGAAACGGGTATTCGGAAAAGAGACGGAAATGCGTACCCTGCTCGGTACAATGAACGAAGAAATAGAAAAAATGAAAAAGGCAGTAAACATAGATTACGCGCCTGTAACCATCAACCGTTACATCAACGTGATGAAAAAGCTGCAAAAGGCCATTCCTGACTTTTACGGGAAAGAAGACATTACGTTCCATGAATTGAATTCCGATTTTATTGCCACGTTTGACCTTTTCCTGAAAACGGAAGCCGGCCTTTGCCGGAACACCATTGTCCGTTATATGAAATGCTTCAAGCGTATTACAAACATGGCCCTGGCCAAAGAATGGATGCGCAAGGATCCGTTCTACGGATACAAGATGGCACAGGACGAAACCGATCCCGTATTCCTGACCTATCCGGAACTGAAAAGCATCATGGAGAAAGAATTCACCATCCCCCGACTGGCACTGGTACGCGACATCTTTGTCTTCGCCGCCTTCACCGGGTTGGCCTTCGCCGATGTGTCCACACTGACAAAAGACAACCTCGTACAGGACAACAACGGTGACTGGTGGATCAGAAAAGGACGTGTAAAACTGGAGCGCAGACACCGGGCATCTTCTGTCTGCAACATCCCCCTGCTGCCGGTTCCGCTTGCCATCCTCAAAAAATACGAGGAACATCCCATATGCCGGAAAAAAAGCCTCTGCCTGCCTGTCATATGCAATCAACGCATGAACAGTTATTTGAAGGAAATCGCTGACCTGTGCAATATCAGAAAGAACCTGACCACACACACGGCAAGGCACACATTCGCAACCACCATTACGCTGGCAAATAAGGTTCCGTTACAAGACGTGTCAGTCATGCTGGGACATGCCTCAACAAGAATGACGCAACACTATGCACGGGTACTGAACCCCAGTTTGAAAGAGGCCATGGACAATGTGAAAAATGCACTGGCGCAGTAATTCAGGTACAACCAATTGATTAAAGCTATTCCGTTTATAACGGGATAGCTTTTTTTCTGTGAAAAAGATATTTCTACTTCTTACTTGCAAAGGTAGCCTTCCGCCTTTGATTGGGCAAGGCGACCGCCCTTTGGGCGGTTGGCTGGAAAAAAATCATCCTCGCTTCGCTCCGGTATTTTTTTCCGCCAAGCCTTGCGCAATCAAGGCAGAAGGCAATTTGAAAGCATGTAAGAAATAGAAATACCGGCTCATAGAGCCGGTCATGTTTAATCAAAAGATTAAGATTATGACTCAGACAGAAAGAGACATGCAATTGGTGAAATCCCAACCACTGACAGTAAAAAATGCGCACCGGGTTGCCATGATTCGCAAAAAGGAAAGTACGGAGCCGCCCGTTCCTTTCCATTTCAGGAAAAAGCACCTCGGCATGGAAAGTTTCGTACATTTTTCAGGAAAGCCGGAAGATGAAAAAGAACTGAGGCCGACAGACTTCAAGGACTGGGAAGTGACGGAGTTCAAATATCCCGGCTATCTGGAAGACCTGTGGGAAGCCGCCTGTAACGCCTACAGATGGAGTTCCTTCGATCCGGACATACGGGGAGAATCGGACATCATGATTTACGAGAAAGAGATTCACGATGACCTGAAGAGAATACCGGCAGAAAGGCATGAGGAATACATCGCCGCCTATAAACAGAAATTTGCCGCACAGCTTTCCGCCCTTGCCCGGTGCGCCAGCCCGATGGTTACCGGAAGAAGCGGATTCAATGTATACAAACATGAGAAAGCCAACCGGACTTACCAGAACAGATGCGAGGAACTGCGGAGATGGCGGGACAGGATTTTGAAAACGATGGAACGTACAAAAGAGGAAAAGCTTCCCGAGGAAGAGAAACAGGAAAAGGCCTGGCTTTCCCTGAAACGGGACATTGAAAGCAGTGCGGATACCATCCATGAACTTGACACGGGCAAATGCAGAGGATACAACCGCGCCCTTTTCGTCAGCAGCATCCTCAACAAGGTCAGTACCTATGCCGGTCACGGAGAAGTGGAAATCGTGCAGAAAGCCGTGGAGTTCATTTCCGAATACAACACAAGGGTGAAGAAGCCCATCATCACTCCACGGAACAAATTCTTCACCCTGCCGGAAACGGCACGGGAGATAAGGGAAAAACTGAATATTGTCAAAGGGCAGGAAAACAGGGAGCTTGCCTTTGAGGGAGGAACGCTGGTCTGGAATTACGGGAAAAACCGGCTGCAAATACTTTTTGACAGGATTCCGGAAGACGACAAACGGAAAGAGCTGAAAACCTCCGGTTTCCGGTGGTCACCCAAAAACAAGGCATGGCAGCGCCAGCTGACACCTCATGCCCTGTCTGCCGCCAAAAGAGTGTTGAACCTTCAAACCTTACAGCCATGAATGACCAATCCAGATATATTGTCGATTCACGTTACTTCGACGGGACATGCCTGACCTTCATGACAGACGGATTCCGAAGTGATTTTGGTGGAGAAACGCTCGAAGAGATGCGTGTACGGGAAAACAACCCGTATCTGACATCCGTCACCCGTCAAAGGATTGATAAGATGCTGCACCTTTACCTTCAGGCACTGTCCGCACCGTTCAGTGAAATCACAAAAGAAGAATACCATGACCTGATGGATGTCCTGCCTCCCATACGTTTGGAGAAAGACTCCTTTTTCGTCGGAGAACCATATTATGGAGAAGTATATACATTCTGTTTTACAAGGAAAGGCAGATATTTCAAAGGACTGCGTTCCGAATATACTTCCCGGACAGAACTGGACAGACAGATTGCCCGGCACATGGAAACCGTCAACCGGAAAGCTGCAATCCTGAAAGACAGACCGGACAATGCAGGATTAACACCCTATTACTTCTCGCTGGAAGGAAAACAGCCGGTCTTCATCTGCAACCTCATCATCGGATCTGACAGCAGGCAGGCAAGGACGGATATGGCCTGTACATTAAAAAGCCTCCGTAAAAACCATTACCTGTTTTATAAAGGAAAAGGAAAGTATGAGACACCCGAGGAATTGTTCACAGAGGTCTCCCGTAACAAACTTACCCTGATTTCCGATGAACATTTCTTCCAATACCCCCGGAACAGGGAATCAGTCACCTTTGTCGGACGGATAAAGGAAACGGCCGGGGAGTTTCTCTTCCGCATCTATGACCGTGAATACTTTCTATATCTTCTGAAAAGACTGAGGACGGTAAAGAGGGAGTCCACACGGGAAACCGCAAACATCAAATCATAAGTCCAACCGGGGAATACGGAGACAAGTTCCTCCATATTCCCCACTTAAAAATATAAGACATCATGAAGACAGACAACAAACTGTACTGGAAAACCGCCACCGAACCGGTGGAAAACATCGTGGTCAGACTGGTCCTTGCCACCTATGCGGATAATGACAACCTATATGTAGGACTGGAAAAGATTTCCGGTGAATCTCCTGAATGTTGGGAAACCTATACGGACATCACCGTCAACTGCAATGCCCTGCCATCATTCCATGCGTATGTGGACAGCCGGGACTGCAACAGGCATGTGTATGACTTCCTTGTCCGTAACAGGATTGCCGAACCTACAGGACACGAATATCAAGGCTTCAGGATGTTCAGGTTCAACCCGGAACGTCTCAAAGAGCTTTCGCCGGAACAATTCGGAAGCATATCCCTAAACACTACCGGGCAGGAGCATACGATAAAAGAATTCGTTTACCGTGAAGAGCGGTTTCCATTACGCATCATCAGGAATGACCACGGTAAATACCTTATAGCAACCGAAAGACTGGAAAAAGCGCTGGAAGAAGGCGTCAGGAATCTGGATGCCACAGCAAACGAACTGCTGGAAAGCATCTGTCTTTTCTGTTCCGGACAAGAGCTGCACTCCCTCACCGATACCGAACTGATAGAGAGAATCAACGGACAATATTCAGAACAACAATCCACGTCTGTCATGAAAAAAGAATACGAAGAAAGCATACAAAAGTATGCAATATATCTTATTGATGAAAAAATGAGAGAATATGATGACACTGCAATCGGAATCGCCATTGATGCGTACAAGGACGGTCTGAATGATGCCATATCCCTGTTGTGGCATGATGTAAAAGAACCTCCTGCCATGGAAAAGGACATACTGGCAGAAGATGCAACCGGCAGATGCCGGACCGTAAAGTTTCATCCTGAAAAATGGTACGATACGGTCAAAGCATTCAAAGTCAAACGCTGGGCCTATATGGATGACCTCATACCCGGTAAAATCAAACAGGCTGATGTCATAATCCCTGCACGACAGGAAGATATTTCCTGTTTTAACAAATTCCAGAAATCATAAAACATAATTCCATGCAACATACAGATTTTTTCGCCCGGATAAGGGCCATCAAAACCGAAGAATACAAAGAACTGCAAGCCGCGGTGGAACTGCACGGAGGAATTTATGAATGGGATCTACGAAATCCGGAACATCCTGTCATCGCCGTCAACCTGAACGGCATCATACCGGCTCCGACTGATGTGAGAATCTACAAGGTATATATCCGAAAAGGCATGCTGAAACTATGCGGGGTCGAAAAAGAATATGGAGAAGAAGCAAGATTCCAACCGGAAGAGGTCTTTGCCGGGCATCTTTCCACCATCATTGACTATCTGCCCCCGATAAACCGGACAGACAGTATCGTATCCACAACAGTACATACATCAAATTAAAAAAATATGGACATAAAATCTTTATATCTGATGGCAGCAATCATAGTGACCATCACCTCGACAACAGGTATTGTCGGAAATATTTTCCACAGGATGTACAAAAACAAGGTACGGAAAGGCATAGCCGTCCCATCCCAAAAACACCGCTTCTGGAATGAGGTGTATCCCATACTGGACGGTTATCTTTTGAAAATTCACAGACTGTTCCTCATAATCTGGACTACCATCTCCATTTTCATGCTATATGACTCTATTGTGAAGTCATAGGCAAGGAGGACTTCAAGCCGGTTCCATCCCCACATTCGGGCTATAACCGGCAGATATATAAATTAACAATCAAAAAACATAATGCCATGCTATACTATAAATTGAACGGTTATGAAGACTTCAAGCACCGTTTCGGACTTGAAAGCAGAAACAACGGCACGACGGTCAGGAAAAACAGAATCCTGCTCGGACACCTGAAAAATCCGCTCCTGCTCGATTATTGCGTGAAACAGAACGACTATACCCTGTTGTACGTAGAGGATATGGCCGACTTGCAGAAGAAAGTAGCCGAAGCGGTCAGGAAATCCGGTATGGAGGATGACCGGCTTTCCAATGAGGTCGAACTCATCGGAGAGGTTTACAGGTCAGCCAGGTACAGGACGGATGAATCCAAAGGGATATGCGATGACCTGGACAAGAATTCTGTCCGCTATGTCAACGTGGAAAGAAACCGGGTATTCAAAATGAAGTCCGGAAAATTCATGAGGGAACTCATACTCGAAACCAGGATAGGAAAAATCCTGTCACCAAGCGTATTGAACTGGATTTCAGGGGACGTGTTCACACAACGGTGGTGTACCTATACCTACGGACACACACCCGACGTGGCCGAACTTTATGTGAACGATAACTTCAGGAAAATCTACAGCAGCAATGAATGCAGGGGAAACTTCAACTCATGCATGACAGACAGAGAAAGAGACATATTCTACCGGGATGCGGTAAAGGCCAAAGCCGCCTATATCACGGACAAGCAGGGATACGTACTGGCAAGGGCCATACTGTTCACCGACGTCACAGACCAGGACGGCAAAAAATGGAGACTGTTGGAAAGGCAGTATTCCTCCGATGGAAACGATGTCCTCAAACGGCTGCTTGTTGACAAACTGATCCAAGGCGGACATATCGACGGCTATAAGATTGTGGGTGCCTCATGCAACGAGGCGAATGCGTTTGTAGCCATTGACGGAAGCTCGCTTTCCGACAGACAGTTCGAAATAGACTGCATTCTGGGTGAGAAAGACACACTTTCCTATCAGGACTCCTTCAAATGGTATTGCTACAACCGGGACAAGGCATACAATTATCCCCATGCGGAATATACCTACGAACTTGACACAACGGACCTTAACCTTTACGGGGACAGTGATGAAGATGACGAGGACGAGGAGCAGGAATGGGACGAATACCACCGGTGCTATTGCAGGGAAACCACGCTCTGCCACCTGCACGGCAGGGAAATAAATGTGGACTCAAACAATCTGGAAGGTTTCATCTACATAGGCCTGCTGGACGAGTACCACCACGAGGACGACTGCACACGCTGTGACAAATGCGGAGCGTCCGTCCTTGACAACGATGCAAGGTATTCGGACATAACCGGACAGTACTATTGCAGTGAACAATGCCAGGAGAAAGCCGAGGATGAATTCAGACAGAAGAACTGGCATTATTCGGAGTACGATGACAAATGGTATGAAGACGGTACGGATGTGACCCGGATTCATATATGGAATACATTGACCAAGAAGTACGAAGAGAAGACCATCGCTGTGGACACGCTATGCGGCCTGCTGAAAGATGAAGAAGCCTGGGAGTTTGACAATGCCGTCTTCAATGAGATAGATACGGCCACAAATCTTCCGTACGGTTACAAACTTATAAAAGTGACACAGAATGAATACGCAACTGTTGAAGCGGCTGTATAACATCTACAGCCCGAGCGGAAAGGAACAGGAAATGATAAAGTTTCTTTCCGCCTATATCAGGACACTTCCCGGCCGGGTAGCCCTCACACAGGACCGCTACGGGAACCTGTATGCGGTAAAGGGGGAAAGTGACACCTATCCCTGCCTGGTAAGCCATATCGACCAGGTGGCGCACAGCAACCGCTCAAAGGATTTCAGAGCCGTCGAGACAAGGGACATCATTTTCGGCTTCTCACCCGGGAAAAAGCGGTTCGAAAACCTGGGGGCGGATGACAAGAACGGCATATTCATCTGTCTGGAATGCCTGAAAAAATACGATGCGCTCAAAGTCGTATTTTTCAGGGAAGAGGAAACTGGATGCAGGGGCAGTACGGAAGCGTACATGCCTTTTTTTGACAATGTGCGCTTTGTCATCCAGCCGGACCGGAAGGGACATTCCGACCTGATTACGAACATAGGCTGTTCGGAGCTCTGCTCGGAAGAGTTCCTTGAAGCGGCGGAACCGGAAAAATGGGGATATTCCGAACAGAACGGAATGATGACCGATGTGCTGGCATTGAAAGAGAACAGCCTCAGTGTCAGCTGTGTCAACCTGAGCTGCGGCTATTACAACCCTCATTCGGACGAGGAGATAACCGTCAAGAAAGACCTGCAAAAATGCCTGTCCTTCGTGGAGCATGTCATAGAGGGGTGTACGGATGTCTATCCCCATACCCGGGCGACGGAATACGTATCCCGCTACGAGGACGAGGATGAGATTCACGACATACTTGCCTGCGACCCTGCCCTGACACCCCAGGACCTGTATGATATGTATTCCACCAACTTCCCGCATTTCAGCCTGGAAGACTACGAAAGGATATACGGGGAACACAGACAACTCTGGCCGGAATATGGAGAAAACAAAGACTGACGAATGCATAACGGGATCTTCCGGAACACCCGGCACACCAACCCGCAGGCGGACCTCAGAAATTCCACGGATGAGGTCCGCTTTTTCATTTCTTGCCGTAAAGATAGCCGTTTGCCGGGCTGATTGCGCAAGGCGGCCCTGCGGGCTGGTTGGCGGGAAAAAATCATCCTCGCTCCGCTCCGGTATTTTTTCCCGCCAAGCCTTGCCGCAATCCCCGGCAAACAGGCTGCAAGGACAGCAAGAAATAAAAATGCCTACCAAGGTAGGCCGATGTCTGACTAAAAAATGAAGCATATGGTTACACTGGATTACAAGCTCATGCTCTCCCTGTCCCTGTGGCAATACAACCACCACCCGGACGAGGGACTGACTTCCGGACTGTTCCAAAAAACTTTCGGACCGGTTGACGGAAAGCACTATTACGAAAAATGGACCGGATATTTCAACCGGAACCTCTGGGATATGATCGCCTATTTCAGGGGAGAGGGAGAAAACGGACAAAAATTCTGTGACATGATAGCCGCACAGGTGGAGTTGTATACCAAAAACAGGAGGGAATATGGAATACGGTAACTATTACACGGAAGAAACGCTCAGAAGCCTGAACACCGCTTACGATACCCTATACGGGATAACCTCCAGGGAAACGGAAAAGGTCAACGGAATCATCCGCAGAATGGAAAAGGCCGGAAGATTCCCACCCGTACCGCAGGAAGGAGACCTGCTCGAATACTTTCCGCAAAACGGGGACTACTTCCCGCAGGCACATATCGAAACGATAAGGAAAGGGCAGGCGACGGTCTGCCTTGCGTCCCATGCGCCGTTCTGCCACACGAAAAACAGAAAGGTGTGCTACAGCACCGAAGGCGGTCCGTGGACACGGGTGCCGTCCGCGGGCATGACACCGGCCGGACTTGCCACAAGATGTTTCCAGACATGGGGACGCAACGGAAGGTGCCGGAACGGGGAGGTGTATTTCCATACGGTCGTACGCTCATGGACCTTCCACGAACCGAATCCCCTGTACGGTGACTATACGATGAAAGAGTGGACGAAATACCCGGTGGAAAAAATTCCCGACCCGGAGAAGAAAGGCGAATATTTTTACCGGTGTGAAGGCATCACCCTCTATTCCGAAAAGGAGCTGGAGGAACTGGCCGGACTGCTGCAAGGAAAACTGTTCGACGGACTGCACAGGCGAGCGCTGGTACTTTGGGGATACCGCATGGAACGGATATTCCTGCCGGCAACGAAATGGAACGCGGCGGAGGGAGAGATACATCTCTCCTTTCTCGGAGGGGCACCGGCAAAAATACAGACAGACCATAAAAGACACAGGCTGACCGTACGCATAAAGAAGTCAAACCCATAAAAAGCAGAACAGATGGCAGGATATGACATACCCCGTGAAATATGTCCGCTGGAAAAACGGATAAGCGATTTTTCCGTCTCATGCGGATACGACCCCATGACCGTGTTCAACGATTTCCTGATGTTCGTCATACACGGTTTCTCACCCGGAGCGCCGCCCCTGAAGAACTGGAAATACAAACGGAGGCAGAACATCGCGTTCATGGAGATGACCGCCGAATGGGTACGCCTCATGCAGGACCGGCTGAAGGATGACGAAAGCTGGTACGACCCGTTCGGAGACCTCTACATGAGCCTGTCTTCCAGAACGGGACAGAGGATGCAGGGGCAGTTCTTCACACCGGCGCCGATCTGTGACCTCATGGTCGCATGTACCGGGACCGGAGAGAAAGTACAGGGAAAGAGGATGAACGACCCGACCTGCGGAAGCGGAAGACTGCTGCTGGCATTCCACGTACGGCACCTCGGAAACTATCTGGTGGGGGAAGACCTCAACCATACCTGTTGCCTGATGACCGTATGCAACATGCTCATGCACGGATGTGTGGGCGAGGTCATCCATCACGACAGCCTTGTTCCGGACAGTTTCCTGGACGGCTGGTACGTGAACCCTTTCCTTACACGGGCCGGAATCCCCTGCATACGGAAAATGAGCGAGGCCGACTACCGGACAGGCCGCCGTCTTCCTGTAAACGGGATACTGGAGCGGAAAAAGTTACTGGTGGAGAACCGGAAACGGTGCCTGCCTCCCAACCGCCCGGCACAAAAAGTCCCAACCGATGACACGCATATTATTAATCCATAAAAACAGAAAATATGAAACTGAACGCAAGTAACGAACTGAAATCCCGCCTGACCCATGCGGCAGCCAACGGGAGTGTGATTGCAGCAGACATCCTCACGGAAATGAAACGCAACGCCGACGTATCGGAAATCATCCGCGGAGGCTACAACTTCTTCTCGACCAAACGCAAACGGACAGGAGGTGCATCCTACCAGAAGATCCGGATCGTGTTCACCACATGCAACAAGGACCTGAACAACAAGAATTTCCCGGACCGGAACAACCCGCAGGCACCCTGGTTCCCCGAAAACCGGACGGACATAGACCCTTCCACGTTTGTCGGGCTGTTCAGAAACCTGCCGGAATATCCCGAAACGGAACTCTCTTATTTCAGTAGCGCGATCTGTGTGGACAGCAAAGTAACGGTACAGCTGCACGGAGGCATGCAGGATTTTTTCGAGGCATACAGTGAGGAAAACTACACCCCGATAGCGGACACCACGGAATCAAATCTTCACAATTCCTGCATGCGTTACGAGAACAGGGCCCGCAACGCCGCCGATTTCTATACCAATTTCGCCGGTGCGGAAATCCTGGTCGCAAGAGACGGGAGCAACAATGTGCTCGCACGGGCCGTGGTGTGGAAAAATGTCCAAGTCCTATCGGGTGGCAGTACATTCAACGGCTTTTCCCTGATAGACCGCGTCTATTTCTCCCATGCATTCGTACTGGAGATGATGCGCAGGCAGGCAACCGCACTCGGCATCACTTTCCGCAAGCAGTATAACGACTATTCCCATACCAAGGATGTCGTGGCACTGAACAACCGGCCGGATGAAGGGGTGGAAGCCGGAAAATCCTATGTGCTGAACCTCGCCGTGGAAGTCCCCGCCTGCAAATGGCACAAGAAAGGGGCACCGTATATGGACACGTTCTATTGCGTCTGCATGGAAAACGGGAAAATGGAACTGAGGAACTCGGAAAGCGGAAATACCATCGCCACATGCCGGGATACGGACGGGGGCGCAACACCTGTCAGGAAAATATGCCCGGGATGCGGATACCTGCACCAGTCTGACATGAACGACTTCTGCCCGTCATGCATGGAGAAGTTCTACAGCAACACAATTTTCGGACGGGCACTCAGAAGCGGAACCGTGGAATATCAGGGAAAGACATATCCGTCCCTGCTGTTCAAGAAGAAAAGGCCGATACCCTCCATGAGACTGTACCTGCAAGTCAACAGACTTTATGAAGTATGATATGGAACGGCTGATCACACTTTACAATACGGCTTCTCCCTCAGGCAGGGAGGAGCCCATGATACGTCTTCTCAAGGCGGAACTGGAGAGAATGGGCATCCCGCACTACCGGGACAGGAAAGGAAACCTCTATGCCGTAAAGGGCAGGGCGAAAACCTATCCGTGTGTCGTGGCGCATATGGACGAGGTACACCGCAGGACCGGAAAAGGATACGCCGCACACATAGTGGACGGACGCTTCGTTATCGGTTACGACCGGAAAAGGAAAAAGACGGCGGGCATCGGTGCGGACGACAAGAACGGCATATGGATATGCCTGAAATGTCTGGAGGATTTCAAGATCATGAAATGCGCCTTCTTCGTACAGGAAGAGACGGGATGTATCGGAAGCGGGGAAGCCGACATGGACTTCTTCGCCGACTGCCGTTTCGTACTCCAGTGCGACCGCAAGGGAGACAGTGACCTCGTAACCCGGATTTCAGGCATGGACCTGTGCTCGGAAGAGTTCCTGGAACGTGTCAATCCGGAAAAATACGGTTACCGGGCGACATGCGGCATGCACACGGATGTATACGCCCTGAAAAGAAGGGGGCTTGAGGTCTCCTGTGTCAACATATCATGCGGATATTACAAGCCGCACACCGACCATGAATATACCGTACTCAGGGACCTGGCCAAATGTTACCGCCTTGTACGCCATATCGTCCGCTCCCACAAGGAGGTCAGCAGGCACAGACCTTCTCCCGGACAGAGGTTCATGGCAGGATACTACGGACTATTCGGCCAAATGGGATATGACGGGGAATTCCTCACATGCCATCGGGAAAATTCCCTACAACAGGTCCGTTCCGGAAGGTTCCGTACGGAAGAAAGGGGAAAAAAACAGGCAGGATTCCATATCAGTTCCAAGGGCATATAGGGCATGCCGGAACCCGGAAAAGTCACGGGAAGACTCCATGAGAGGTCCTTTCCGGGACTTTTTGGGGAATTGATTTGATATGACGCGACAAAATCGCTATATTCCAGTTACAAAACGACCGCTTTTATTGAAATTTGTAAACAACAATTGTATGAAGACAAACGAGAACTGGCCTGAAATCGTGGACACGCTCCGCCCGTATACCAACGGAAGTCCGGCAAAGGGAAGACGTCTGAAAGACATAGAGAACTGTCTGCGGTTTCTCGGATGGAGAAAGACCAACGGGACGATGTCAGCATGTACCACACCAGAGAAAAATTCCGGAGAACCTGTAATCGTCCTGTCAAAACGGGATGGAAGAGCCGGATTGCAGAGGTTTACCGTCATGACGGAATCCCCGGACAGTATGACATATACCGCGGGACTGTATATGGGAGAAAACATCCGGCTTTATTACAGACCCGGTGAGGAAACAGACAGGCCCGTCTGTGTTCTAACGGTGGAATTAAGGGAGGATGACGCCAACGGTCCGGTTCTTTGTGACCTGCTGTCCTATAAGGAGTTCGATTTGAAAAGCATGGAGAACTTCTGCCTGAGACGCTACAACCTGATACGTACGGGCGGCAACTTCCGCCAGTGGGTGGAGGATTTTCTTTCCGGAAGTATCGGAACGGAGAATCTCACCGGCCTGCTCAGGGAAAGGTTCATGGCCGACGGATTCGAGGAATCCCTTGTCCGGGAGGAACTGGACAAGCTTGCAATCAGGGTACGCCATGAAAAGGGGCATGCCGCAATCATCCTCCGGCATCCGGAATAAGGAGGTTTCCGGCGGCAGCCCCGTGTCATCACCACAGTCTGTTACAAATCCCTGCACAGCACCACTGACAGAGGGTACATATACCGGTTGTAGACCTTCAGTTTCCCGAAGTCCGGCACATCGCCCGCATACGGGTTCGTGCGGTCACTGTAGAAGAACACGTCCGTAAAATCCCCGTGCCGCTCCACAAGCTCGCCGCTCAGCGGTATCTCCTCCACTTCAAACCTTTCCAGCGGGAGCGTACCGATATCGCCCTGCATTCCATTGCCCAAGACATTCATCCGGCGGTTGAACAGCACATATCCTTTACGCCTGAAGTCCACGCGCATACCGTACGGACGTCCTACAAGAAAGGCGTCCGCGGCTTTCTTCATATAATTTTCCATAAACACAGTCCCATAAAGAATCAATCCGTGCAAAATTAACTCATTTATCTGTAATTACAAAGTCTTGCAGATGTTTCACCAGACAATCGTTCAGGTCCTTATACCCCTCATAGAGCGGTGCCATGTCATGCATACGGGGTCCGAACTTCCGGCCAAGCTCTTCCAACGCCCGCTTTCCCGCCGCGTCATTGTCCAGAAAACAGTATATATAACCGTATCCGTCCAGCAGGGTGAGCGCCTTGGCGAGATTGGACACGGAATTCAGCACAATGCAGTCCGCCTGTCCGCTGCCGGGCAGACAAAAGAACGGCTTTTCCCGCAGCACAAGGAAGGAAAGGTAGTCCATAAACCCTTCAAACAGGCAACAGACTGTCCTTTTTCCTTCCCCATGAGGAATTACCGAAACTGATTTTGGGGATACACAACCTTTGAAGTAGCGGCTACGAAGCTCAAAACCGCCGGCAATGTTCGGAAAGCCGACGGCATAATACCGTTTGCCCCGGCACTCGTAACGGATTTCCCGGCATTCCCTCCGGGCGGTTTCCGCACCGATACCCCGTTCCGACAAATAGGCAAGCAGGGCGTGTGAGGTAAGCGGCAGTGTCGCCAGGTGGCGGAAAGCGGGTTCTTCCGAAGGCGGTTTCCCGGCAGATACGGATACCGGACGCACGGGGGGATTCCGTTCCGCTATCTGCCGCAGAAGACCGGAGATATCTGATGACGGGTGGAGTTCGGCCGCCAACGCAAGGAGGTTGCCCCCTTTGCCGAGCCCGAAATCATACCAGCAGTTGATTCCCGTGTTCACCTTGAACGAAGCCTCCTTCTCCTGCCGCAGCGGTGACCTGTACCACAGGTTCACCCCCTGCCGCCTTACCGGGGTATGCCCCAGGCTGTGCAGGTAATCCTCAATCCTGATCTGTTTGGCTGTAAGAATATCCATGATATACGAATACGTTAAAATAGATTTCCGTTACAGAAAATCCTCCGGTTTGCCGGAGGATTCCTGCTCCTTTCCGGCTGTCTGCACTATCAGGGCACAAACAGCATCTCAAACTCCATTTCCCTTCTCCGCTGAATGGAAGCCACCGGTTTGCCATTGTAGCACCGGTAAGCCGTGAATTCCCTGTAAATGTTCCTGTCACCGGATTCCAGCTTCCTTATCAGGGTACTTTTGGGCATCCTTCCATGACCGAGCAGCCTGTACGGACCGACCTGGTAGGCCAGGCAACCGAGCAATAATGAGTCTTTCCCCAGATGGCGGAACAGGGCGCACATCCCGGCAAGGTCAGCCCTCAGCAGGCTGTCCGCCTGCGCTTCCGTAATATCCGCCGTCAGTTTTTCCCCTTCCCTCAAACGGTGTCCGAATCCTATGTACGGATAATGGCGGGCCGAATGCCAACCCTCAAACCGTTTGATTATGGCAACAGCCCTCTCAAACGGTGAAAGACGGCGGATGCCATCAGGCAGTTCCGCACGGAGCATGGCGCATATACACACAAACCCCAGAAAAAGCGTCATCCTTCTCACCATTCCACACTTACATTCAACACACAGCAGGCCATGCCGTCCTCATAACTCCATTCCCGGCTTTCCACCACCATCACACACTCTTCCAGAAACCGGGCCACGCTTATCTTTTCCGTCTCCGCATTCCGCTCAAAACAATGGCAGGCAGGCGTTGTTTCCAGGATTTTGCGGGAATGGACACAGGCAAGCCGTCCGGCATCAATACGGATGCGATCTCCCACACGGGGAACGGAACCCGCATGGTCCGACAGCTTTATACTGGATGGCAGACCGGGAACATGCATATATAACAAGGTGCTCATTCCGCATCCTCCTCTCCACTGTTTTCCCCGCCATTCTCCGCATTGAAATCAAAGGTGAGCTGTTGCAGGCTTCCCCAGTTGTTCTCAAAATACAAGTCGATGGTCTGCGCCCCGTCCGCACTTTCCGAAGTGTAGTACAGGCGGAACCTCTTTTCCCCCAGCAGATAACGGTCATTGGGTTTCAGTACCGTACCGTCTTCCATCTTAAGACGGCCCTTCCCCTCAGGCTGGAAGTAACGCAGGGTATAGACCGTACCGGAAAAGTCCCCTTCAGGAACAATCTCCAGACGGATTTCCACTTTATTCCCGGCGGCAATCTCATCCGCCACCGGCATGGCCTCTACCGTAAAGGGATATTCCTGCTGAATATCCAGGTCACTGTCACAGGAGACAAGGCAGAAGGCAGCGGCCAGACAGCAGCCGGCCACTACAGAATCAAGTATCTTTCTCATAAATAAGTGTATCATGATCGGTTAGAAAATATATTTGAGCAAAATTCCGTACTGGGTATGGAAATGTCCGGCAGCGCTGCCCCAAAGGACACGTTCACGCAGTCTCAGACCGAGGGAGAGGCAGTCCGTCAGACAGGCTTCCGCCTCCAGGGTCAGTGCACCGCCATAGACAAACGCCTCATGTTTCCTCAGGCCGGCACCATCCCCGAGCAGGCGCTCTCCACCGTTCACATTCTCATAACCCAGCAGTCCGGAAAGACCTATATTCAGAAACACCACCTTTCCCGGACAGGAAAAGAGATTGCGGTAGTACCCGGCTTCCCCCGTATACTGCACAAGGGGGATTCCTGTATTCCGGTAAGGGCAGTTGCGCCGTATGACCTCTCCGCCGTACATCCATTTGTGTCCGCCGCCGGCATAATTGAACACGGCCAGCGAGAAGGCGTACCCGGCGTCCGTACGGTTTCCCGGCGAATAGAATCCGTCAACCATCTCCGCAGTCAGCTGCACGCCCTTCATGCCCCGGAGGTGACGCTGGGCCTTCGCCTGCCCCATGAAAAGGGCAAGCAAGGCTATGACCAGATAAATTTCCCGGTATCTCATCGCACTTTCAGCTCATTGACGGTTTCGGCACGTACAAGGTCACCGTTTTCCAACTCGAAAGCCTGATGGCGGCCACCCTGTTTCTCGAACATCTCCACCACCAGCTTCTTGTCATCGGGAATGGTGAATTTCGGCAGGGCGAACACCGTGCATGCCGATTTCCTGCCGTCCACACGGGTCACATAATTGAAGGCGCGCAGCGGATAGACCACCTGCTCCTGCATGGCGGTACGCTTCACCACCTTCTTGTCCACAACCTTGAATGTCACAAAGTCCACGTCAAAGGGCACATTCGACGAGTTCTTCACTTCCGTATGGAAATAGAGCAGGTCGTTGTGGGTGTACAGTCCCTTCAGCAGGAACTGTACACCGAAGCGCTTGCAACCGATGTGACGGATACGCCGTTTGTCCCGCCGGTGGACAGATTTCATAATCAGGCGCACCAAACGGGGCGACTCGTTGTCAAGCTCCGTCAGATAAATCTCCATCGCGTTATTGGGACGGTTCACAGTCTCCCCGTCATGGATAAAGTCGCACATCTCCACATTCAGCAACAGCGGCTCGTCGGCATATTTCACATTGAAACTGTAAAAGTTTCCGTCCTCCGTTATCACGCTCATGTTTGTCTCCTGCCTGAAATGTTTCGTGGCGGCTTTCACACGGATCACGTTCTCCGCACCGTCGGCCTTGCCCGCAAGCAGGTCGGTGGAACCCAAGTCCACATACCTCACCGGGGCGGGAAAGATGATGTGCACCGTCTTGTCGTACGTTATCTCCAGCCCGTGCGGCGGAATCATACGGCTGAACCCGATCTTGCGGCTCAGTCCTTCAAAATAATCCCCGCCGCTCTGTTGCGCCTGCGAGGCGGTCATGCCCAGAAGGGCAGTAAACAAAATCAGAATCTTCTTCATACTCGTTTCTCATTTAGGGTGAATAATCGGTTTTCTCTTATTGTTCGGGTGAGTGGAGCAGCAGCCGGTGTCCGGCTTTCAGGGTGACCTTCACGGTACGCATCTTTTTGGTGACATACTGCGAGACGCCCTGTATCACGCCCTTTCCCAGGTCCGAGGCGATCTGCGCCCCGGCATCCGTCGAAATGTTGATGCTGCTGTTCATGGAGCTTCCCATATTGGCGGCAATCTCGCGGACCGCATCATACTCCATCGAGTTCGGTACGAGGATACCCTGCTGCCCGTCGGCGTCATACACTTCCAGTTCCACCGGAAGCACCGTACCCTTATATTCCACAGCGGTGACCAGAATGTCCAGCCGCTCCCCCTGGATACGTGTACCGCCTACAAGCACCGTACCTTTCGGAATGAAGCGGTCATCCACCACCATCGGTTCCAGCAGCCGGATGCGCAGCGCCTGCCCGTCCGATACGGTCTGCGTGCCGTGTACGCAGGCTTCAATGGTGTTCCTCTCCGAGGTGAGCGTTTTTCCCACCGGGGTATGGAACCCCGTGTTCCGTTCCCCGGAAAAGGCAGCGGCCTCCCCGTTGCCGGACGGGCGGGAAAGGGAGGATACGGCCCGGGACTGCATCCGTCTTACGGGTCTGGCAGCCCGGCGTTCCCGTTCATCCTGTGCGGGGCGGACCTGCCGGGGCTGCCTGCCGCCGTAGCGTGCCGCCAGTTCGTAGGACTTTTCCATAAGTGCCATTTTCTCCTCCATCGTATTCCCCGCCTGCTCCGGTGCCGTCCGTTGCCTTTCCAGTTCCTCGATGCGTCTCTCCAGCTCCTCCTTCTTCGGGTCGCGTGTATCGGAAACATAAAGGTTGTCCAGCGTCCGGCTGATATGGCGGTAGGCCTCTACCGAGGAACGGGGCGCATCCGCCGTGACGGACGTCCCTTCCGGCGGGGTTTCCGCAAATGCCTCCGGCAGGCGTACCGTATCCCGCCCTTCCCGGTCAAACAGCGAGACCATCTCCTGGAACGTTCCCCGGCGCTGTTTCTCCTTCCGCGCAAGCTCCGCCTCCTCGTAGGCGTCCACCTTGTTTTCCTGCATCTTCCTGTTTTCCGGAGAGGGGATGTCCGTGTTGAATCCCCCGCCTTGTACGGCATCTTCCCGTTCTTTCTGGGTCGGTGAGTAGATCAGCCAGATGCAGCCGACAAAAAGCAGGACGAAAAGCGGATAAACGACCAGTCTGGCACGCTTGCGTCTCTCTTCTTCCGTCAACGGCTTCCTCTCCCCTCCGAGAGGGATTCCCAGCCGTTTTCTGATTCTTTCAATGGTTTTTCCAATGTCCGTTTTCATAAAATTGGGTTGAATGTTCGTTTCCTTTTTTCTTTTTCAGTTCCGGAGGCCGGATATGCTCCATTTCCAGCCGGTTGTCCCCGTCGCTCCCGAAACGGTGCAGCGAGCTGCCGATGGCATGGATGCAGCCCATAAGGAAGGACAGGAACAGGAGTGCAAGAAGGCATATCCGCTGCCTTTCCGTCAGCCGCCGGCAGAACAGCCGTATCCGGCAGTCCGCCCGTTTCCAAGGTTTTCTCCTTCCCCTCATCGTTCCACGCTTCTGATGTCCCTGTTTTCCAATATCACCAGATGCTCGATGATGAACCCGTTCGGGTTGTCGTCCGAACGTGAGGCGTTCTGTAACTCGCAGGAGGTCACCAGCGAACGTTCCGTCACGTTGCTCTCGCGGATGATCAGCTGCCGGGCATGGGTCACCGCCTTGTAGGGGTAGCCGGAGAAATCACAGACCACGCTGTCCACATGCACCACCTGGTTGATATTTCCCGATACCAGGCGGTTGTAATAGCCCTTTTCGGCAAAGTCCACATAATAGTGGTAGGCACTTCTGTCAGCCAGTTGCAGCGCACGGTTGATGTTGTGCTCGATGGCGTCCTTCTGCGGGGAAAGCCCGAAGAAGAGCTCATGGAAACGCCTCACGTGCTCACGGGCTTCCGCCGGTCTGTTCTGCGAAAGGTCCTGCGAAAGGGCGAGCATGAGCGACTTGCCCCCGTCCAGCACGTAGATTTTCTCACGCTGCCTTTCGGCAAAGCGGTAGGAGCTCCACAGGGCGTAGCCCGTGACGAGCGTACAGCAGCATACGAAGGCGGCAAGCATCATGCGGATGCGCCTGAAACTGCTCTCGATATTCGTTAATGACTTGAATTCCATAGGTGTTTTCTTACTTATTTCTTTTTGAAGCGGTTACGGACACTCCGGATGCCGTCCTTGATGCGTCCGCCCACGTTACCTGCGGCGGAACCGGCCACTCCTGCGGCAAAACCGCCCGCACGGACGCTCTGGCGGTTCAGGTTGCGCATGTAGTTGCCCGCGCCGCCCGCCTGGACGATCCATCCCGCAACGGTGGGAATCGTGAAGTAGCCGAAAATGGCGATGATCATGAATATCAGGTACACGCTGTCCGATGTGTCCAGGGAGTAGTCCGCATTGGTCTGGAGCTCCTGGATGTCCTTCTGGAGCATCAGCACCTGGATTTTGGCGAGCATGCAACTGAACAGGTCACTGACCGGAAGCCACAGGTAGACGGAGATGTACCGCATGAACCACTGGCTGAGCGTGGAATGGAAACCGTCCCACACGCTGAAGGCGAACGCGACCGGTCCCAGTATCGAGAGGACAATCAGAAAGAAGGTACGCACCGTGTCTATCAGCAGCGAGGCGGAGGCGAAAAGAAGTTCCAGCAGATAGCGGATACCGTCACGGAAAATCTTCTCGAACTGGTAGGCGCCCCATTCCGCATACATCCCTATCTTGGCGGCCGTGTCCTCAAGACCCCAGCCAAGCTCGTCAATCTGGCGGTCGAACTCCTCGTCACTGACAAGATAGGCGGTCTCCGGATTGCGCATCTTTATCTCGTACTCCAGCTTCTCCTTCTGCTCACGGTACTGTTCCATATCCAGCGTCTGTCCCTCCAGCATCCTGTGCGTACCCTGCACCACGAGTCCGAGTACGCTGTTCATAGTACCCAGAACCAGTGTGGGGAAAAGCAGGATACAGATGCCGATGGCGAAAGGACGCAGCAGCGGGTACACGTCAACCGGCTCGGCGTGGGCGAGCGACTGCCACACGCGCATGGCCACATAGAACAGCGCCCCCAGGCCGGCAATGCCCTTGCCCACATCCATCATGTCCTCACAGAGAGGCAGCATATCATCGTACAAAGTCTCCAGAATGGTATGGAGATTTGAAAAGTCAACACTCAGAAGCATCATGGCCTACCAGTATTTGGACGTTTCACTGCCGTAAAGTTCCAGTACGCGGTCCGCCTCGTTCTTCTTGCGGGCGCGCAGATAGCTCACGGCAATGTTCTTGTTCGTGTAGTAGTTCACCAGGTTGCGGTAGCGGCGCATCTCACGGTGGCATTTGTCCACCACGTCCATACGGTCCTTGTCCGTCATGGAGAGAGTGCTCACGTTGATCACCTGTTTCAGGTCCTGCAACACGCCGTTGCTCTCCTTCAGAAGCTGGGTGTAGCCGAAGGCGATGGCATCCAGTTCCCCGGCAGAGAAGTTGTCGTCGCCCATCATCTTCCGGAAGTTCGTGATGTAGATGTCCGATACCTCGCCCACCATCAGAATCGTTTCCTGCACCTTGCGGGCGTCACGCACAAGGTTGTTCACGTTGCGGAGCGCGTCATAATAGCGCTTGGCCTGCTCGTAGATCTTTACCGTCTCGGCAAAGTTGTCCGCCGTGCTGACCGCAGTCTTCGAGGTATGGGCGATATTGTCCGACATGTTGATGATACTCTGGGCGAGGTTGCCCGGGTCGGTCACCACCCACTGCGCACTCATGTTCCCTCCGGCAAAAAGCAGCAGGAAAGCGGCCAGGACAACTGTTCCTCTCCTCATGGCTGCACCTCCTTCCTGACATAATCGCCGTTCGGGGAGAAGGTCAGCACGTCCGTCGCCTCGTTGTAGTACACATCTATACGATAGCCCGTATTGATGAACAGGTTGCCCTCTTCCTCCACCAGCAGGTAAGTCCGTGGTTTCAGGCGGCGTGTCCTGCCGCTGCGGGCGAATACCGTCACCTTGCAGGCATCGCCGTCCTTATATATCAGCACGTCGGGCTTGCCGTCCACACTCGTCCACGACCCGCAGAGCTTGCCGGGGTCCGGAGTCTTTTTCATGTCCATGCAGCCTTGCAGCAGCAGGGAGGCCGCACCTAAAAGGCAGACGGCCAGGCTTAATAATGGTCTGTTTCCCATAACTTTTCTCTTTTCAGGGGTTCATACTCTGTTTCCGTTTTTCTCTTCTTTCCCCAGCAAGCCGCCTGACGGCAAGCTCGAGGTTGCCGCCAAGCTCTTCCGCAAGACGCTGCACCTCCATCTTTTCGGTCTCTTCCGTTGTGAACACCAGATACTCCTCCTCGCTCACCTCCGTGGCATAGACAGCCGAATGTGTGCCGCCCAGACCGATCCAGACCTCGCGGTAGGGGGCTCCCGGACGGTTCGCCTGGTTGATGGACAGTATCTGGCCCTTCTCCTTCTCCGTCAGTCCCAGAAGCGTCTGGATATGGTCGAACTTGTTCATGTATTTTCTCTGGTCAAGCAGGATTTTGCAGTCCGAGTTGTTGATGATGGCCTCTTTCACAATCGGAGACGAGACGATGTCGTCCACCTCCTGGGTCACCACAATGGCCTCGCCGAAATACTTGCGGACGGTCTTGAAAAGGTACAAAACATAGGCACTCATGTTGGCGGACATCAGTGCTTTCCAGCACTCCTCGATCAGCATGACCTTGCGGATGCCTTTCAGCCTGCGCATCTTGGCGATGAAGGTCTCCATGATAATGAGCGTCACCACCGGCAGCAGCACCTTGTGGGAGGAGATGTTGTCCAGCTCGAACACGATGAAGCGCTTGTCCGTCAGGTCCAGGCCCTTGTCAGAGTTCAGCAGGAAGTCATAGTCACCGCCCTTGTAGAAGGGCTCCAGCACGTTCAGGAAACCGTCAATGTCGAAGTCCTTCTCGCGCACTTTCTTCTCCTCCATTATCCGGCGGTAGTCGTCACGTACAAACTCGTAGAAGCCGTTGAAGTCGGGACGGAGCGTCAAGTCTTCCGTTATCCGGCGGATGTAGGCATTCACCGCACCCGACAGGGCCACCTCCTCCGAACGCTTCGGAGCCTCGTCCTCGCGTTTCCAAAGGGTCAGAATCAGTGTCTTGATGCTTTCCCGCTTCTCCACGTCGAACTCACCGGAAGCGGTATGGAACGGGTTGAAGGCGATAGGGTTGTCCTCCTCGTAGGTTATGTAGATTCCGTCCCCGCCGTGTGTCCGGCCGTTGACCAGGCTGCACAGACCCCGGTAGCTGTTGCCCGTATCAACCAGCAGCACGTGTGCGTCGAGTAGGTCAGCCCCCTTGCGGGGGCTTTCCCCTCTAAGAACCGTGCGTGAT